GTTATCAGGAACCGCAAATATTCTCCGGGAAGCCTATGCGTGGGTTAATCCGGCGGGGAAACCTGACGCAAAGGGATCTTATAAATTTATCCATCACCATGTGAAAGATGGGAAGGTGGGCGCCGCCAATATCCGGGCATGTTCCGGGGCAATTGGTGTCCTGAACGGTGGTCGTGGCGGGGCAAATATCCCGAAGGCTGACAGGGAACAGGTATACAAGCATCTTGCCAAGCATATAAAGGATGCGGGGAAGGACGCACCGGATCTGTTGAGCAGTTCCCGGGTCTGGGCAAGGGTAAGAAATATTGAAACATCAAACTGGAAAGAACTTGTTGAGGATTTAAGTGAAGACGAGGTTACCGCTTTGGCGGTCGCCCTCTTAGATGAGGAGGAAGAAACTCCGACAGAAGCGAACGATGAAACCGCGGAACCTGCCGCCGTCGAAAGTGACGACAACGCCGAAGCTGACAATGCTGAAGCCGACGTTGAGGAAGCCTTTGATGCCGACGCCGCCAGGACTGAATTGCTCGCAAATGCCCAGAGACAACTTTCTCTTCTTACAGCTATGTTAGAAAACAGAACATCAGTTCAGGAGGAATAACTTGAACACAAAGGAAATGAGAGAAAAAGCTGGCGGGCTTTTAAAAACAGCGCAAGAATCACTCGATAAGGGTGATGTTGGGCAATTCGAGAAAGTTATACTCGATGCTCAGATTATGATGAAGGAGGCGGATGAAATTGAGGAAGCGCAATTAAAATTAAAGGCTCTTTCGGGAGACTTTAATAAGCCTCTGAATACAGTTCCGGTAGCATCAAAAGACGTTGAGAAATACAACACCGATGATACGACCCGGAATACCAAGGCTGACTACAAGCCGCAGACCTGGATTAAGGGGCTTCCCGCGATGTCACAACCGATCTGGGTGCAGGAGCAGTGCGGAGAAAACATTAAAGACCATGCTCGATTCCAAAAAGATACCTTTATGAAATGGATGAAAGCACCGTCCGAAGTTGCCTTCCAGATGACCGCTACGCCTGATGAGCAGAAGGCAATGCAAGAAGACACTGACACAGAAGGTTTGATTAAAGAAATCTGCCTCGTTAGCTAGTGATAGTTGAATGATTATCGGGTGAACTGCTGGAAAGCTAAGTCGAAAGATATGCCAATCAGCATCCAAGCCTAATGAACGGATAGGAGTAATTAGGAAGGTTCAGAGACTAGGGGATGAGTACCGAAACAATAAGCCCCAATAGTGCCCGACAACTCAATGAGTTGAAGATATAGTCCGAACTTATGGGAAACCATGAGAGACTAACAGAAATGATTAGTCCGCTAAGAAGAAATTTTTAGTAGTAACAAAAAAGGGATTTTTCGTGCCAGAAGAATTTATAAATCAGGTTGTGCATGATCCAGGAGTACCAGGTGGACGATTGCGCCCGTACTGTAACATCATTCGTGTTGCTAGCAAGGATGGATATATTCCCGGCATTGCCTCTGCAAGCTGGGCGGCGATCGCAGAAGAGGCGGCTTTCAGCGACCAGACTCCGGTAACATCTCAGATTGCATTTTCACTCGAGAAGTCAGGCGGATTGGTGAAGGTCACCCGAGAGCTTTTGGACGACTCCGCCGTTAACTTGCCTGCTATGCTTTCCCAGATATTCCAGGAAGCCGCTGGAAGATTTGAAGACGTGGGAATAATCAGCGGAAACGGCACGACTCAATATGCCGGGATAATGGGCGCCAGTCCTTCTGATTACACGATGGCAAATGCCACCAGCGTTGTCGCCGCCGACCTAACGGGAATTTACTTCACACTTGAGGAACAGTTCAGGTCTAATGCCAGTTGGATTATGAAGTCCGCAATTGCGTCACTCATAACGAGTATCGCATCCACTGCGGCTGGGGTTCACGCGATCCCCGATCTGACAGCGGCTCCCGCCAATTTCATACTTGGACGACCCAACGTAATGGTCGACTCGGCTCACGGTCTTGGAGCCACTATTACGGCTACTGAGAGGATTGCTCTATTTGGCGACCTCAAGCAATATGCAATTTTCGATAGAGCGGGCTTTTCAATAAGACGAAATGATTCTGAGTTTATGAACACGGATCAAGTGGGCTTTTACGCTTCCAGAAGAGGCGACGGGCAGTTAACCCTTGCCGCCGCTTTCAAGATGTGTAGAGCTGCCGCCAGTTAGTGGATTTGTAGATAGATAGAAGTGGGTCTGGGGAGGTACTTGCGAGCCTCCCCAGACCCTTATGAGGTATAGCAATGGTTAAAGTTAAATGTGTGAAAGGGTTCACGTTATCAGGCGTTTTTTACGAAGACGGGGAGGAATACGAAATGACTGTGGCGGTGGCAACCGATTACGCTGAATATTTCGAGCGACTCGCTCCAAAGCCAAGAACAAAGAAAATGAAAACTGAGGAAAATAAGTAAATGGTGACTCGGCATTCTTATGCGAGTATTGATGATCTGCGAGATTACCTTGCAGGGACGGCATATTCGAGCGGCTGGACAAGCGACACGACAATCCTGAGAAGGATCGTCGAGTCTGCATCGAGCCGGATTGATAACTATGTGGGGATGCAGAGTTTTGGTCCGCGTCTTGAGACCCATTATTTTGATATCGGGTCCGGGACGTTAAGGGATACCCCCCAGGTCATAATTTCTGGATCGTCCCCGACTAAGATCGGGATGAAGGATTTTTATCTTTCCGCGATTCCTCTCGATTCGTGGCTTGTTTCTGTGACTTCCGTTACATCCTATAAGGCGACGGACAGGGACTCCTCTGAGACCCTTACAGAAGGCTATAACGCCGATTACTGGCTGGAACCTTATAACACGACCCCGAAGACCCGGCTCAAGCTCAATGAGGATTCGTCAAAGTCTTTCCACGCCGGGCAACAAACCCTTGCAGTTGCCGCAACATGGGGTTATGCGAATGACACCATAAGCGAAACAACCGCTGACGCAATAGGATCGACCTCGGCGACATCGATAAGCGTATCGAGCGCAAGTGACCTGGGAATCGCCCAGACGATCCTGATCGATTCTGAGCAGTTATATATAACAGGAATCAGCGGAAATACCCTCACGGTGGAAAGAGGCGTCAACGGGACAACCGCCGCCACTCATTCCGGCGGGGCTTCGCTTTACAGCTATGAATATAATCCCATCGTCGTCCAGGCGTGTCTTGATCTGGGGAAGATCTTTTTCCGGGATAGGGACATGGGAACAACCCTGACAATCGGAAGCGGTGCGGAAGGAATCACGAGATCCGACGCCGACGCGAGTTCAGTTCTTTCAACCCTTGATGAATTCCGTTCTGTGACAGCCTATTCGGAGACTTATTTCTAATGGCAAAGTGGGCGGGATACGCCAAAGGTCCATTGTTCGAAAATCCCGGCGATAACCTGACACGCGCCGCAAATCTAGCCCTGACAGATATTGCTGTCATGGGCGCCAATAAGGTGAAGGAACAACTTACACCTGGACATGGAAGAGTTACTGCAAACCTCCGAAATCATGTCGGGGGAAGCCTTGTTAAAAGCCTTCATGCCCAGATTGATGCCGGGGAAGCCAGGTACGGGGCTAATATTGTTTATGCGTCATGGGTGGAAGGGACTTCATCCCGGAATAAAACAACCCGGTTTGGTGGCTACCATATGTTCCGAAATGTTTGGGACTGGTTATCCAGGGGATCAAAAGAAGTGGACGATCTGTTTGAGCAGGCATTGGTTGAGGTGTTGAAGTGAGCCGATCAGGAGCAATCGACAGAATAGACGCATTGCTTGGGACGGTCTCAGACCCGACATTCACGGCGATTCTAAGGGGAGAACCCCTTTCTATCCCGGGGACGCCTCTATGCGCCTTCTGGATAGTCTCACGGTCAACAATGTTCGAAACCTTTACTGATGTTTCGACAATGACCACTTTTACAATTCGATCATATTTCAGGATGCAGGCATCTCAGGACGTTCGGGAATCAATTGAAGAGGATCTGTGGGATGCCGCTGTCAATATCGACACGGCATTGAGAAGTGATGCGAATCTGGCGGGGAATTGTTCTGATTCAAATGTCGGAACAATGGCGACAGGTTACACGGATATCGGCGGGGTGGCATACAGGACAATGGACATTCCCTTCGAGGTCGAGATCCTCGGGGAAGTAACAATTACCCCATAGGAGCAATCAATGGCAAAGACGACCGGGTTAGATACAAGGCTTTATGTTGAGGGATATGATCTCTCGGGGGATGCGAATTCACTTGCCTCGGCGGGATGGAGCCAGAACCTTCTCGATGTTACGACGCTGGACTCGTCGGGTGTCAAAAGGATCGTCGGCGAGGCTTCCGGGCAAATGACGGTAAATGTCTGGTTTGATGCCGCATCCAGTAAATCCCATTCGGTCTTCACGTCACTCAGCGGAAAACAGCCGACAGCAGACCAGACAGTACTGGTCCCAATGGGGAGCGCGGTCGGGGCTAAGAGCGCGGGAATAGTTGCCAAGCAGGCAGACTATTCTGTGGATTCGGCTCCGGGTTCTGCTATATCGGGTGTTGTCAATTATTCCTCAACCGGTGGAGCGCCGCTGGAATTTGGCGAAATGTTAACCGCTCATGATGACACTCATTCTTCAGCGGGATCGGGAACCGTTGTTGATAGTGGAGCATCTTCTTCGAATGGAGCATCTGCTTATCTTCAACTGTTAAGCCTTGACTCTGGCAGTGTCACAGTAAATTTACAGGAATCAACCTCTAGCGGCGGCTCCTACGCGAACTTTATGACTTTCTCAACCGTAGCGGCGGCAGGCGCCCCGACAGCAGTAAGGCAGACGATGGAAGGAACAGTTCAAAGGTATATAAAAGTAGTAACAACAGGCACTTTCAGTAACGCAAAAATAGCAGTAGCACTATGCAGACTATAGGAGGTTAAGAACAGGGTGGTGCTGGACGCGTCATCCGGATCAATAACATTTGCGATTGGTTATGTCAGGGATTAATTAAAGTTTTATAAAATATAGGAATTTTTTCAGGAGGCTATTATGGCGAAGCAGACTGGTTTGGGGGATTACATAGCGATAGACGACTCCGGCGGCACTGCCCGGGACATAAGTTCTAATGTAAGCTCCCTTTCGATCGGGAACTCCCAGAACTTACTGGAGGCTACCGGGGTCGATAAGAGTGGGGTTGAGAGGCTTGTTGGACTGAGCGACGGGACGGTTACCCTGGGAGGCACCTGTGATTTTGCCGCGAATAAGGAGCATGCCGTTCTTGCAGAAGGTCGCGGGACAACGAGAACCTTCGATTACCGGATCGGGGGAAATACCTCCTCCAATCCAAGGCTCACGATGGAGATGGTTATCGGGGCGTATAATTTCGACAGGGGAACTGATGGATCGGCAACCTGGTCCTGTGACCTGTCTCTTCAGGATGGAACTGTTCCAGACTGGGATACGGTTCCCTGATGGTAGTTGAGAAACGCAGTCGACCAACATCATTATCCCGGCATTCCCAGCCGTTCATAGTTCCGAGGCGCCAGGCAATCCTGACGTTTCCGGACGGGCATGATTACGAAGGTGCTGAGATCAACGCCCGTCTGGATGTTGATGTCCGTACCTTTTTCGAACTTCAGAATATCGGGGAAGATTCGACTGCCGGGGAAACGAAAACAGCTTTTGAAAGATTCGGGAATGAAATCGTCAAGTCATGGAATCTCTGCGACGATGACGGTGAGAATATAACTCCCGATGCTGACGGATTCCTTTCGCTTCCCCCGGCGGTCTGTATTGCGATAATCGGGGCATGGGCGGAGGCGGCGGGAACCTCGGGGGAAAACTAGAGGCTGACATCGTCAGGTGGAAACACGTTAAGGGCGGAACTGATAAGGACGGGAACGTGATAGAGAAGCCCCTGGAACTCTATCAGGCGGAAATAGTGGACGGGATATGCCAGAGGTATTCCTGTCTGCCGTCGGAGTTGTACGGGGAAGATGTCAGCCTCATGCGGTTGTTGCATATTGTCGGATTAAACCAACCGGAAACGGAGAAGTAAATTGGCGAATACGGTTACAGTCGAGGTTTCGGCGGATACAAAAAAAGCCGAGAAGAATCTCGGGGGTCTTGGCAATAAGGTCAAGGGACTCGCGAAGCCAATCGCCATAGGATCTGCGGCGGCGACGGGATTTGCTATGGCGGCTGTGAAACTCGGAGATGAATTCAAGGCGGCAGAGAATACTATTGCCGCTGGAACCGGGGCAACCGGGGAAGCTCTTGAAGCTCTGAAAACGGATTTCGAAGAAGTTTTTGCAGATGTTCCCCAGGATGCCGCCGCAGTCTCAAGCGTAATTGCCGACCTGAATACGGAACTGGGTCTCCAGGGCGATGAACTCCAGAATGCGTCCAAGGCATTCCTCGACATGTCCCGGGTCATGGGTGAGGAAACCGCCCCCATGATCAAAGCCGTTTCTGATTCAATGGTTGCCTTCGGGGTTCCAGCATCAGAGGTTGAGTCTCAACTGGATAAACTTGTCACAGCATCTCAGGCTGTCGGCGTTCCGATGACTAAATTATCCGAACAGGTCGTAAAGTTTGGACCCCAGTTAAAAGAAATGGGGTTGTCCCTGGATGAATCGACCGCGTTATTTGCGAATATGGCGGCGGCTGGAATAGAGACCAAAGCCATCATGCCGGGATTATCCACAGCCATGCAGAAGATGAGCAAAGAAGGGATCGAGGACATGGGGGCGGGGCTTACTGATCTATTTGATAAGATCAAAAACGCAACATCCGAAACCGAGGCGATGGCACTTGCAACCGATGCTTTCGGAGCCGGTGCCGGGGTCAGGTTCAAGGATGCAATCCGATCCGGCGCCATGGAATTTGAACCATTACTAGCCGCGATGGAAGATTCTGAGGGAAAGGTTGATGCCCTGGGAGAATCGACCTTAACGACATCAGACAAGATGGATATTCTGAAAAACAAAATGAAGGGGGCGTTAGCCCCTGTTGGCGATATGGCTGGAGCAATCGGACCGCTTGTTATTTTAATTCCGGGTATGACAACTGCCGTGACGGGAATGTCTGCGGCAATGGGGGCATTGAGTATCTCAATGGGTCCGATTCTTATCGCTGTGGTAGCAATAGCCGCCGCAATTGGAGTCGCAATCCTTATCTGGAAGAACTGGGACACAATCGTCGAAGGCAGTAAAAAGATATGGGAAGGATTAAAAAGCGCTATAACGGGCGTTCTGGAAGGCATCTGGGGTGCCATTAAATTTTATATTAACCTGTGGATCGGAGCATTCAATATGCTCATCAAGGGAATGAACAAGATCCAGTTTGATGTTCCCTCCTGGGTTCCGGGACTCGGTGGGAAAGGTTTCGGATTTGATATTGCTACGATTCCCACTCTTGCCCAGGGTGGAATCGTTAAGCGCCCGACTCTTGCGATGGTGGGTGAGGCTGGTCCGGAAGCCGTTGTGCCTCTAAATAGGGCAGGGGGAGGGCTTGGTGGAAACGTTACTGTAAATGTAATGATGCCCGCAGGGGGGACAGTAATTCTTGACGACGAATCGACCGCCCAGAGATTCGGAGATTTCATATCTGATCAGGTGCGTCAGGTTCTCAGAACCCAGGGAGCCTTCTGATGCCGAGTCCATATGTAAGGATGCTGGTCGACTGGGACGCTGACGGTAATTACACGGGGACATATGACGATGTAACCGGGAACATCCGGTCGATGTCCTTTTCCCATACCAGGAGTAGCACCACCGATTATATGAATGGTGCTGTCCTCAATGTGCAGTTAAATAATAACGACAATCTGTACAGCCCTCCGAAAGAATCAGGTGATTTATATGGGAAGTTGGTTTCCGGGAAGAATTGCGTTCTGAGAATGTGGTATCCCTACGATAATTTTGAGGATACGACAGGAACAGCATTGACAAGTCATACGGTTCCCTATGATTCAGCATTTACTTGGACAACTCCGGTCGGGGCGTTTAAATGCCATGAGGACGGGTATGCGGAATTAACCACTGGCGCGGCATCTTTTGCGATCATGGACACGCTGGAATACGACACGGAAATATCCTCTGAAATCACAACCGCCCCATCCAGTTCAACGGCGGATTTTGATGTCGGGCTTATCCTCAGATATATAGATACGGATAATTATATTGAAGTTACCGCCAATGTTTCCGCCAATAACATTACCTGTAGTAAGACGATTTCAGGAAGTGCATCGGTTCTCGGCACAACTGCTTATACCTGGGGAAGTAATACGAAAAGAACCCTGATGGCTAGGGTCCACGGGGATAAGGTTCGGGTTTATGTCGACGATGCAAAGGTTGCGACATATTCAATCGGGTCAACAGGAACGGCGGATATTGATTACGCTACAAAGCACGGTTTCCGGGCTAAGAGCAGTGCGACCGCCGCGAAGTTCCATCACTTCGGCGGATTCCGCCCGCTGTTCAAAGGGAAGGTGAAGGAAATACGTCCGCGCCCGGCAAAAGGGAACCAGTATTGCTATCTGAGGTGTTTTGACTCGTTTGAGGATATGAAATTGATGCAGAGCCACACCTATCTTCTTGGCTCTGCTGATAAAAGGGAGAACTTTCCTTTCCGGCAGACTCTCATAATGGGAGGGAAAGCCACGGTGACCACCTCAGAATCATCGGAGGCAATAGAGGATACTGAGTCAACGTATTACCTGGCGACCCGCACGGCGGCACTATCAGAAAGACTTTTTGATGGCGATAATCTCCTCGCAATGTTGTATATCATCCAGGATTCAGAGGACGGCTTCATCTATGTGGACGGTCATGGAATGTTCCATTTTGAATCCCATGACCACAGGGTGAGTGATATTCATCAACAGACCGTTACTGTCTACCAGGGGTCTTATGATGGAACCAATGCGGGTTATATGCAATATGCTTACGATGATGGCATTGATGGTGTTTATAATATTGTGGAATTTGGAACGTCCAGAGCGGAAGGAGCGACAAGTAAAACTAATTCCTTTACGGCAACAACAGATTTAATGTGGACTGATCCAAGTGTTGAAAGTAGTGCGGGAGCCATCGCAATCGAGTCGGAAGAGACAATTTATTTCATTGGTAAATACAGGGATAACACCAACTTTGGAACTAATCAGGTTCCCTCATCTCCAGCTCCGCCCGGAGGCGGCGGTGCGCCCGGAAGTCTTTCGTCTTCTGATGTCATTCAGATATGGACAAATGCGGACGGAACAGGGACTCAGCTAACACCATATAAATATTTTACGAGTGAGGGTCCTGATCAAATTGATAATGTTTATTCGGGATTCTGGGGACGTATTGGAGTCAAGAATAATCACGCCTCTCTTGATGGATATATCACCAAGGTGGGGATCGGAATGTCAGCTGTTCTTTATAATGTAAATGAGGGCATTAAGAGGGTTGAGGATTCTACCTCGATGACCACTCACGGGCATCGGAGATTAACGAGGGACAAGACCCTTTTTGACAACAGTACCTATGCCGCATTAGCGGCAGAACATCGCCTTGCAAGGGTAAAAGACCCCATAGTAAGAATGAGGCTGGATCTCATAAATTACGACAAAGCGACCCTGCTGGATATTGTTCATCGTAGGATCAGCGACCGGGTGCATGTTATAGAAACAGGCATGGGGATGAGCTTCTCGGCATATATAGAAGGCTATAGTATAAAATTCTCCCAGGGCAACACGGTGATAGAAGAAACCCTCCATGTAACGATGTCAGAGGTTACAGCATCGCCAGGGAAATGGGGATCGGCTCGTTGGGGAATGTTCAAATGGAGTTAGAAAATGGCTAGTTCATCGACAGTTTCAACAGGTGATGTCGCAACAGCGGCACAGTATAACAATCTGAGAATTGATGTCCTCGATACATCATCAGGACATTCCCATACCGGAACGGATAGCAAAGACTTGGGAACGCTAACCGCTGACCTTACGATTTCCCAATCGGGAGCCTCCCAGATTGAGGTTATATCAACGACAAATGATGCATATTTAATTCTTAATTCCGATACTGATGAGGGTCAGGACAGCGAGATTATTTTTGAGTCTGGCGGAACTGCCAGAGGTAGAATCGAATACAACCATCACGCAACCGCTAACACGCAATTAATGAGTTTCTTCACCGCCGACAATGCGGTCGAAACTCTAAAGCTGGCTGGAAATCTGGCGACATTTGCAACGGCTGTTGACCTTGGCTCTAACACACTGACTTCAACAGGAAGTATGCAGATAAGAACCATTGACTATTCTGATGGTGACCTAGCCATGACGATTGCAGATGGTGGGGGTGTGACGTTTGCTCAGGACACGACATTTGATGGTGACATAGCAGTTAATGGAGACACGATAACTGCTGATGGTGATTTAACTATTAATAGTGCTGGGGGAAATGTATATATACAAGACAATCTAAAGCCACAGGCAGATGCTACTTACGACCTAGGTAGTTCAGGCTTTAGTTGGAGACACCTTCACCTTGAGGGCGATATAACCCTCTATGGAACTACTAGTACAGGAGCTGATACCCAGATTACTTTTGACGGTGAAGCCCAAGACTTTTACATTGGCTTAGATGATGGGACAGACGATTTGTACATCGGTACAGGTTCTACAGTTGGCTCTAATGGAGCGTTGTCCATTAATGGTGATGGAGACATAGTCTCTTATGGCAATATCACCTTGGATTCTGATGGTGCTTGGATTTACATGAAAGGTGGAGGAACTTCCACTAATGCCACAGGAATTGCTTGGACATTTAACACCGCAGACACTAGATATTCTGAAATCCAGATGGATTACGATACAAGGGCTTCTGTTGGGTTCCTTATTCATTCGGGCTATCCCATAACAATTGATGCAACCACTCAAATAAATTTCGATATTTCTGGCACGACCTATGCTGCAATTGACGTTAATGGTAATCTTCTTATGAACACAACTACAGTTCCTACAGAAACTGGTAGTACGATGTCACATGGTATCTTAATTGACCAAGGTGCCGATGATGGTGATGCGTTTCAGATAAGAAACTCTGATGTTGCTCATGGTTTTACTGATGTCAAAGCAACAGATGTATTTTTCGCCATTAGAAAAACTAGTGGTGCGTCTGGTGGAGCGATGCTTGAGGCGTTTAAAGATGCTGATGGTGATGCAGGATACGCATTTTTAGTGAGAGGCTCAATCGCAGAGGCTCCAGATGAAACCACAAGTGCTGCTGCTCTTGGCGTAATTCAATTAGATGGCAATATGAAAACTAGTGGCACTTCTAGGGTTAACTTAGGTGCAGACGATAACCTACTCTGTGTTTCTTCTGGTCTGGATACCGTAATGCTTGTTAAGGGTGATGGGGAAATGTATAACACCACAACAGCTACTGTGGGTGTGTACGACTCTTACGATGACGCTCAACTTGTACGAGCCTTAGACCATACAAGAGGTAAGGGTGTGATTAAAGAAAAGTGGGATGACTTTGTTAAGTACAACGAGCAAGACCTTGTTGATGCTGGCATACTTGGAGATACGATAGAGAATGAAGGTCTACTGAACGTAACAGGATTACAACGACTACATAATGGTGCTATCTGGCAGGGATACACACGGCAGATGGAACTACAAGAAGAAGTAAACGAATTGAAGACAAGGTTACTAGCCCTTGAAGGAGGGAAATAGACATGGCAACAGGTGATGTGACTATAAGCGTAGCGGTTGAAGGTGGGGTGACTAAAACAGTTGTTATTAACTCAGCTACAAGGGTTCTTGCTAGAGCCTATGTTGAGGCTATGGATGAAACCATAGATGACGATGCTAAATGGCAGGTGTACGAAATAAACAAGATGGGCAACGGTGTTCTTAACCGTGCCAACAAGCATGGTATTGCATCGCTTTCTTATACACCCAAGACATTTACGGCAGCTACATAAAGGAGCATCTATGACGACACAATCGCAGATTCCCATGCAAGAACAGGTCGACGTTTTAAATGAATTGATAAGGGCAAAGGATGTTAATTTCAATAACGCCCTGAATCAGTTACAGATAGACAACATTATGCTTAGAAAGAAAGTAGCCAAACTGGAAGAACAACTGGCAGAAAACACCTCGGAGATGTCCGAAAATGGTGTTGGGGTTCTTGAAGAAGTAAGCTAGACTCTCTGGATGAAAACGGAACAACAGCGTTTAATAAATGATGTTGAGGATATAAAGCGTCAACGTCGAGGATTGATGAGAGAGGTTACACGCATGGTAACGAGAGCAAAGAAAACCGCATGGATCGGAGTGGCATTAGGGGCAATCGGGGTGACTATCGGGGCTGTGGCTTTGGCAATTATCTACGATAGGGGTTGGTAGTTGAAAAAATTAAAATTTCCTACAGTGTCTTTACCTAAAGTAAAATTCCCCGCCCTGACATTTGCGTCATTTAAACTTCCCTGGCGACAGCTCACATTTTCATTTCCGTTCAGAATGACCGGGTTGATCCTGGGGGCAATAACTACCTTTATCCTGGTTGTGCTTGGTAGTCTTGGATTACTTGTTTCATATATCAATCCAGTTCCGCATATCACCCCATATATCCCACTTCATATAGCCAATGAATTGTTTGATTCAGTCGTTTATATGCAGGCTAATCTTGTACTATCAATTGGGATATCTACCAGTCTAATTATTGTTGGATTCCTCCTACATGCCGCCAGCTCATTCACTCCGATGGCTATCGTAAGATCCCCTGTCAGGGTCTACAGAAAAGTCACTGTCTGGAGGGATTGGTTAATTACAAAAATCACCTATCTTAATGAGGAATCTGCCAAGTGGAAAACCGCATTCAATATCGCCAAATTCCCTTTTTCGCTACTTCGTGCCATGGGATTCAGTCCACAGATGGCTGTCGGGATCTTAGCGGTTGGATCTACTGCGGCAACCGGAGTGGTAGTCAATGAAACGATACTCGCTGAACGGTCATTTACCAACGGAGATTCTGGAATATATGCGGCTCCGTCAAATGTCCCTTCCTCTACACTGGAACAGGAAATGGCATGGAGAAAAGAGAACAAACAGGACAACACATTAAGAATCGTCCTCGGCACAACTCCCGTCAGGGAAATTAGGATCGAGAACGTATCTGTGGGAACTGTCTATTCTGGGTCTGAATTGCCAACGGTTGGCAATGCAAGCTCAACGACTGCGATCCTTGTGGGTGGTGTAGATCTCGATACCGACACGGTATTGGAGATAGGCGAATTGATAATTGAGAAATCCAGATGTAAGACGATGGATTTTTCTAACATCGACGCCCATACCATCAACGTAATCGGAAATGCGTCAGATGGTCAGTCCATCATACAAACGGCTGGAACTTCCCGTATGAGGGCAATTGGAGGTGGACATCATCAGGCGGATGCCATGATAGTTAATGGAGGAACATATGACCGCATATGGATTGATGCTCCCACGTCAGCAGTAAACGGCAAGATCGGGAAGCTGGTTTTGAGCAATCTATATACAGAAGGCGGTGCTTGTACCTTCGAGAGAATGAAGATCGGCACCCTCACAATTCAACTGAACGAATCGGGAGCCGGTGATGGCTTTGATGATAAGGATTTTGTCATTGCGGGGACTGTGACATCAGCAAATTGGACGGTTACCGACAACGTGGAAATAGTTATCGCCGAGCCTACTGAGACCCTGACAAATGAATAAAATAAAGGGATTGGAATATGCCCAAGAAACCTAAGAAACCTAAGAAAAAGCCGAGGTACTAATGCCGAAAAAATGGTGGGAGATCGTTCATGTTCGACCTCAAGTTCTTTCAGCGGTCTTCATTCTCGGGGCTATTGCGATTATCGCAATGTATCAAAACATGGCTGAAATCGCCGGGGTCGCTGGGGCGGGGATTATTGCACTGGCGAAAGATGTTATCACCTCTGATAATTGAGGCTCATTGTCTTAGGTGCGAGACAAAACAAAATATTAAAAAGCCAATTCGGGAAACCATAGAAATGGCAGACGGCAGGGTGCGGAATGTCCTCCGGGGATCGTGCGCGGTATGTAATGCTGGGATATATACGTTTTACAAGATCCAGCCATTATCCAAAGCATCGGAAAAGTTCTTCTGGTAAACTGGAAACCTGGGCGGGTCGTGGTAGTTCCTGTCCGGGTTTTCGGAAGGCGTTGAGGTTTGCCCTCCTCTTTTTTCCTCAACGTCTTCCTATCATATTTTCAGGGCAAAAAAAAGCCCCCCACTCTTTCGAGCAGGGGGAGTTTTAAGTCAATCACAGGGAACTTGGATTTCTAAGCCATTCATCAAATACCGTTCTACTAACCCGAATGGTCTTCCC